AGTATATCCCCCGACGGGCCAGCTAAAGGTACTGGTCTTAACTTCCATTATGGGGCTCAAGCCACAAACATACATGCGGCTAGCCATCACAGGATTACATTTAAGGGCGACGGTAAAATTGGTATAGGAACAACTAATCCAACGGCAAAGCTACAAATAGGCAATGATTGGACTAATGCTGCTTCATACGGAACTAATAACTTATACGTTAATGGTCAAGATGCTCCAGCTGATGGTGACCCACGCTTGAGTTCCACAGCCGACATAGGTCTCATGATAACTAGCACCAGCACTAACACTGCCGGCCCTGATCAAGTGGGTCTTGTACTACACAATGATAACACCACTGCAGGTGCTTACTCTCCTATGCTCTTATTTACAAAAAGAGAGTCAGGAAGTAGTCCGTATAAAGCAACCATGGCAGGAATATGGGCAGAAGCTCCGGCAGGAACTGGTAACGGTAACTCTTGGATTGATGGTCAACTACACTTCGGAACAGCAGGGGCTGCGACTACTGGTGTTAATTCTAATATGGTTATTAGCAAAGAAGGCAATGTTGGTATTGGTCAAGGAGCTGCTAGCACGGTGTCTAGACTTAAAACTATGGGTGCCAGTAACACAGCAAACGATTACAGCTTTGAGGCATGTAACTCTTCATCAAATACTAGGTTTATAGTTCGTAATGACGGAGAGAGCAACTTCTACAATGCATCAAATCAATTAACTTTTCAGGTTGGTAGTACCGGAACAAAGACTTTTCAAGGCCAGCATGCTTTCCCTACAGTGTTTTATAACAGTGGTGGATATAGTAGACAAACTGTTACCAGGTTTAGTATGACAATGACAGGTAATGTTGCATATGTAATACAATTCGCGGGATGTCAAAACGGTGGTGCTCATGTTAGGCTCACAGGCTCTCACTGGACCTCTACGTATGGAACAGGTAGAGAGAGTTATATATTTACTGACAGCTACACGAGCGTTAGTGAGTTAAACCAATTTAATCACTCTACTGCTACGTCTGGAGGGTGGACTATAACTCGAGCATCGACACCTTCCTCTAATTCAAATCTTGTCATAACAAAGACTGCTGGTAACTATGTGGGCACATTTGTCGCGATGATTGAGATAACAAGTCCATGGGCTTTAACAGTAGCAAGCATAGCATAATAGGAATAAATTAATGTATCTAATATTTGAAAATAACAATCTAAAGTTAGTCACTACCGAGGATCCTAATAGTTCAGATTCCATTATCATTCTCAACGAAAATTCGGTTGTTAAAGAAGTTGCAGATGACTTTGTAATAGAATATAGAATAATAACATTAGTTGATAATGAGATAAATTCTGTACCTGAAGATTTAGTAGCATTAGCGCAATCTACTATATTGCCCATGTTGAGATTTGAAAGAGACAATAGACTCAAAGAAACCGATATTTGGGGTTTACAGGACTATCCTGCAAGTTCTCAACAGCTAGCTTATAGACAGGCTTTAAGAGATATAACAGACTCTTATAATTCATTAGATACTGTCGTTTGGCCTACAAAGCCCTAAACACAGTTAAACAAAGGTATAAATAGTAATATGGCTAAACCAAATACAAGACAAACATTTATAGATTACTGCCTCAGAAGCCTTGGTGCTCCTGTAGTTGAAATTAATGTAGATGACGACCAAGTGGATGATAGAGTAGACGAAGCTCTTCAGTTCTATCAGCACTATCATGCCGATGCTATTGAAAAGGTTTACCTAAAACATCTAGTAACATCTACCGATGTCACCAATGGCTATATTCCTATTAATACTTTAATTACAGACGTAGTTAGAGTAATGCCTATTAATGATAGTACTTCAACAAATAATCTCTTCGATGTTAAATATCAGATTCATTTAAATGACGTATATGACTTAGGTTTCTTAGGTTCTTTAATAGACTACTCTATGACTCAACAATGGATGTCACTCCTAGATGGAATGATGGGGCCTAATGATAAGCACATATCATTTGAAAGACATAAGAATCGGTTAAGAATTGATATGGATTGGACCAATGAGGTAACAGTAGGCCAGTATATAGTCATAGAATGTTATAGAATCATTGACCCAGATACTTTCACTGACGTATGGAATGACTACTATCTAAAGCGTTATGCTACTGCTCTTATTAAACAGCAGTGGGGTCAGAACCTATTAAAGTTTGAGGGAATGACAATGCCGGGTGGTGTACAATTCAATGGACGACAAATCTTTGATGATGCTAAAGAAGAAGTTGAAAAATTAACCGAAGAAGTCAGATTGAATTGGGAACAACCAGTCGATTTCTATATAGGATAATATCATGCCAAGAAATGTATATTTCAGTCAGGCAGTAAGATCCGAACAGAGTCTCTATGAAGACTTGGTTATCGAATCACTAAAAATCTTTGGGCAAGATGTCTATTATATCCCTAGAGCCCTAGTAGAAAGAGACACCATTTTAAACGAAGATCCAGCGTCTAGTTTTGATGATGCTTATCTTATAGAAGCTTACATTGAGAATCAAGATGGCTTTGAAGGTGCAGGTGACCTATATCAGAAGTTTGGTTTAGAAATTAGAGATGAAGCTACATTTATTATATCTAAACGTCAATGGGAAAGATTAATAGGTTTACATAATAATACATTAGATAATGTGCACAAACCTAAAGAAGGCGATATTATATTCCTACCAATGTCTAATTCATTCTTTGAAATAACATTCGTTGAACATGAGAAACCATTTTATCAGTTATCTAATCTACCAGTTTATAAATTAACCTGTTCATTGTTTGAATACAGTGAAGAACAGTTTGATACTGGTATTGCTGGCATAGATGATATGGCTGCACTTAACGCATATCAAACTACTTTAACCGTAACTGTTACTAACAATGCTCACTTCACTAAGGGAGAGATAGTATCACAAACCTTAGTTGCTGCAGCAGGTGAAGTTCCTGCTATTATAGTCTCGGGCACAATCTCTGGTATTACTAAAAATTCTACTACAGGTGCAACGATTCAGGTAATCAATGTTGGTGTGACTGGTTCTTCTGGCGAAATGAGAGAGTTCACGGTATCTGCTTCTATAGGATTAGTTGGTGCAGAAAGTGCAAATACTTGTTTCATTACAGATGCAGCAGATGTTGCTGATGCTACCTCCTTTGCCCTTGATGAACAATCACAGAATTATGCCTTTGAATTAGAAGCTGATGGATTCTTAGACTTTACCGAAAGTAATCCATTCGGCGACCCATCGGAGACATACTAATGTTCGGTAACCATTTCTATCATTCAACCATGAGAAAGGCTGTAGCAGTCTTCGGTACTATCTTTAATAATATTAATGTTATCAGAACTAAAGCTGATGGTACAGTATTGAATCAGATTAAGGTACCACTATCATACGGACCTAAACAGAAGTTTCTAGCAAGGCTCGATACATCGTCTGGTGCTGATGCTTCTATGGCAATGAAACTCCCTAGAATGGCATTTGAAATAGCATCATTAGAACTGGACTCTACTCAGAAACTACCCAAGAGAAATGTTATAACAGAATCTCATGCTTCTGATGTTACTAAGAAGAAGACAATTAAACATCAAGTAGCATATAATATTAATATAACATTATTTGTTATGGCTAAGAACCAAGATGATGGATTGCAAGTAGTGGAACAGATTTTACCCTACTTTCAGCCAGAGTATACAGTCACAATTTCGCCAGTCTCTGGATTCGCATATAAACAAGATGTCCCTATTATACTAACTGGTGTTAATATTTCGGATGATTATGAAGGCGACATGATAACAAGAAGGGCTCTCATATATCAATTAGACTTTACTATGAAGATGAAATTCTTTGGGCCGACTGGTAACCAAGGTGTTATTAGGTCAGTCAACATAGACCTGAATGGTAACGTTGGTGGATCCGATATCTTGGAAGAAATGACCTTTACTATAAACCCATCTACTGCAGACGAAGATGACAATTATACGGTTACTACCACGATTACTTAATTGTTATGGATATAATTATGGAAAATAAGAAAGATAAGCTTAAAGCATCTTTAGAGAAGAATCTACCTACCATTGCTAAAGATAAGCCTTTGGTGGTAGATAAAGATATAAAAGACGACTATGAATTCTCTAGGAAGACATATAAAGATTTAATCAATACTGGTGTCGGTTCTTTGGATATACTTGCAGAACTTGCAAGAGAGTCCGAACATCCCCGAGCATTCGAAGTACTATCCCAAGCTATTAAGAACATTGGTGATACTACTGATAAGCTGATGGGTCTGCAAAAAGCCAAAAAAGAATTAAATAAAGAAGAGAAAGAAAAGGAAGACCAATCAAAGGTCACTAATAATAATGTATTTGTGGGTTCTACTACTGATCTACAAAGGCTACTAGCCAAAGAAAATGAGAAGATTATAAATCATGCAGAGGATAAAGAATAGCGAATTTGGCTATCTAGGTAATCCTCAAGTAAAACGGGACGGCGTAGAAACACAGTTCACTAAAGAAGAAGTACTGGAATATGCTAAATGCATGAACAATCCAGCATACTTTGCCTGTACCTATCTGAAAGTTATTTCACTTGATCAGGGATTAGTGCCGTTTGACTTATACCCATATCAAGAAAAGATGTTTAGCCACTTCAATGATAATAGATTCTCTATTGTTTTAGCATGCAGACAATCAGGTAAATCAATATCATCGGTAGGTTACTTACTGTGGTTTGCATGTTTCCACCCAGAAAAGAATATTGCAGTTCTCGCTAACAAGGGCGCTACTGCTAGAGAGATGTTAGCTAGAGTAACATTAATGCTTGAGAATCTGCCATTCTTTTTACAGCCCGGTTGTAAAGCATTGAATAAAGGTTCTATTGAATTTTCTAATAACTCTAAGATTATGGCTGCAGCAACCTCAGGTAGTTCCATTCGTGGTCTATCTATTAACTTATTATTCCTTGACGAGTTTGCATTTGTAGAGAATGACGCACAATTCTATACATCTACATACCCAGTGGTTTCATCGGGTAAAGATACTAAGGTAATTATTACATCTACAGCAAACGGTATAGGTAACGTATATCATAAAATCTGGGAAGGTGCTTCTCAGTCAACCAATGAATATAAACCCTTTAGAGTAGACTGGTGGGATGTCCCAGGACGTGATGCAGAATGGAAACGTCAGACGATTTCTAATACATCTGCCTTACAGTTTGAACAAGAATTTGGTAATACATTCCACGGACGAGGTAATACTCTAATTGATGCTAACCATTTACTAGCTCAGCAGTCAGTAGAACCTATTGAATATAAAGAGAACATATGGGTTTATGATTCTCCTAAACAAAACCACGACTATATAATGACAGTGGATGTGGCAAAAGGTAGAGGACAAGACTACTCTACATTTAATGTTATTGATGTTTCGGAAAGACCTTTCCAACAAGTTTGTTGTTTTAGGGATAATAACATATCACCTCTACTACTACCCGATCTAATATATAAATATGCTAACTACTATAATGAAGCATATGTGATTGTGGAAAGTAATGACCAAGGTGGTGTAGTTTGTAACGGTCTATACTATGATTTAGAATATGAGAATATGTTTGTAGAATCATCTATTAAGGCTAATGCTCTTGGTGCGACAATGACCAAGAGAGTTAAAAGGATTGGTTGTTCTACTATAAAGGACTTAATAGAACAGCGTAAGCTAGTTATCAAAGATTCTAATACTATTATAGAAATGAGTACCTTTGTAAGTAAAGGCACATCATATCAAGCAGTAGGGTCTAACCACGACGATTTGATGATGAATTTAGTTATGTTTGCGTGGTTTGTTACTACAGATATATTTGAAGGCATATCAGATATTAATATGAAAGATATGTTATATAAAGAAAGACTAAAAGCAATACAGGATGATATGTTACCATTTGGATTTATACCAGATACTGTTGAAAAACCTAAGGGCGAGAAACTAATGGGCGATGATAACCTTTGGTTTGAGGGTGACGCATTCGACCAGTTGTTACGATAGGATGTGGTTATTTATAAATAATAGTAGTGAAAATTCGTATAATACGGATTTAAATTCGTATTATGAACAACATATTAACTAACTCAATGAGAGGATAAAGCGATGGCATTTCAAGTATCACCGGGAGTTCAGGTCAAAGAAATCGATGCAACAGGGGTAGTCCCTGCAGTATCAACTTCTATAGGCGGGACAACTGGGTCATTTAATTGGGGACCGGTAGCTCAGATTATAACTGTAACTTCAGAGAAAGAACTAGCAGAAACATTCGGAACACCAGACTCCAACACATATAAACATTTCCTTACGGCAGCATCATTTTTGAAATATGGTCAAGCTCTCAAGGTAGTTCGAGCTAAAACTGGGCATGTAAATGCTACAGCAGGCGGCGGCGGACTCTTTGTAGGAAATGATACAGATTATGAAAACTTATCGGGCGTTAGCGAAGGTGCTTGGGTAGCTAAATACCCAGGACTCTTAGGTAACAGCCTTAAAATATCAGTATGTCCAGCAAATGCAACTGCATTCACAGCTTGGACCTATGCTGGTTCATTCCCAGGAGTACCCGGTACTTCACAGTATGCAGTAGATGCTGGAAAGGGATCAGCGGCAGATGAACTTCATATTGCCGTAATTGACCTAACTGGTCTATGGTCTGGTAAAGCGGGAACAGTATTAGAAACTTTTGAATATCTTTCACAAGGTTCTGATGCTAAAGGTTCTGACGGAACTTCTAACTACTATAAAGACGTGATTAATTCACGATCTGCATACGTTAGACATTTAGCTAAGCCAACAGGATTAACTGATGCTGGTGATGCAATTTCTGCTACTACCACATATACAACAGTTACTGCGGCCGTTGATAATAGCCTAACTGGTGGTACAGATGATAATCTACCTACTGCTGGTGAAATCGACACAGGTATGCAGTTGTTTGCAGATACTAGTACTGTTGATGTGAACTTATTGTTTGCATATCCAGATGCTAATGGTGCAGCTACAATTGCAGGCAATCTTATTACTCTAGTGAATGCTAGAAAAGATTGTATGGCATTTTTATCACCACCTATTGAAGATTCTAGGGATGAAACATCTCCAGTAACCCAAGTTAAAGGATGGGTTGCAGGACTAACTTCAACCTCATATGCTTCTGTAGATTCTGGCGCTGTATATGTGTACGATAAGTACAATGATGTATATCGTTGGATTGGTGCAGCCGGTCATATTGCTGGTTTATGTGCTAATACTGATAACGTAGCAGATGCATGGTTCTCACCAGCTGGTGTTAATCGTGGTCAACTACTAGGTATTACTAAGTTGGCATGGAATCCTAATAAAGCAGATAGAGATACTTTATACAAAGCAAGAACTAACCCACTGGTATCATTACCAGGTCAAGGTACTATCTTGTTTGGTGATAAAACTCTATTGTCTAGACCATCTGCTTTTGACAGAATCAATGTCAGACGATTGTTTATTACTTTAGAAAAGGCGATCTCAACTGCTGCAGAAGCTCAACTTTTTGAATTCAATGACGAGTTTACTCGTGCACAGTT